CATAAAAGGCATAACCCTCCTTAACGGCCTCGTTTTGAAAGGCTAAAGTTATTTCAGAGGCATAGTTATTTGTTTGATATCTATGAAAAGCATGACCAGCCATAGCCCCACCAATAAAGATTGCTATAGATACGAAATAAATAGTTTTTCTCATTTACTTATACCTTTCAACGTGTTAGAAGATAGAAGGGAAATATCCCGATGATATGAGACAAGTGATTGATGTAGCCGCAGCAACGGCTAGACCTGCTATGAAGTCGCACATTAGTCACCTCTCATTGATTTGCATCCGTTAATCCAATCATATTCAGAGTCATAGTAGTTATTAGTTAAGAGTTGGTATCTGGAAGCAACGCAGGCCATTAGCTGGAGACCGATTTTATTAATAGCGTCAACATTAGCAGGCTTTTTAAGCTCACGGTCCAAATCCATAATCGCGCTATCTGGTGCATTGTTTACAAACCTTTCTATAGCTTTATGCAAGTTACTCATTTTCTCATCTCCACTTTCTTAGTTTTACGGTTAAAGGAACAACAATAAGGCACACGACCCTTCTTGTTTTGTTCTTTCAGAAAGAAATAAGTTACAATTGCTCTAATCATTATTCATACTCCAAGTTTTGTTCATCCAAGCCTTGTTGAACCAAAGTAGATAGGCAAACCATAGAGATTTTACCGTTTCTCTTCTCAGGCACATAGATATCATCTGTTTCAATGGCCACAGGCCCGTCTTTCCCTTCAATATAACAATCATCAAAGGTAATCATTTCCTCATCACGGTCATAGTAGTATGAAACGGCCAGCTCAGCATCAAAACAAGGTACTTTTATAGTTGCGTAGTACATTTCAACCCCCTATGCACATGGTGCTAAGTCTAGTTTCATCCAAAGACGTATAAGTTTACCATCTGATTCCCAATAACGGCCACTAGTCCAACGCCTAATAACCCTTTTGCCGGATTGATGGTCATCAAGACGCTGATTAAACATCTCCTCATCAGGTTCATTTAAAAGCCAATCAGCCATGATACACCTCAAAGATTACAGGTTTAGCAGCTTGCCATAGGTGAGCTTTTACCCAGTCATGGGCTTGTTGTAGGTGGTTAAAGTAGATCTTATAATCATCTACACATTCACATTTAACGCCGTATCTCATTGTTCAACTCCTTTGTTTTCGATATAATCAAGCATAATGGTTACTATAGGGTTAATATCCTCTTTCCCATTTTCCATACGCCTAATTCTTCTTTCGTTGGTTTTAGTTATGGAAGCTACCTGACCAACAGATAGCCCCATACGTTTACGCTGTGCTTTAAGTTTGTTCATTGAAAAATGATTGTATTGCAAGTTTTCTAGGAAGGGGGCCAGCACATGAGTTTTTAACAGCGTACGCTATTATATCTTCCCTTGTGTCTTTTAGTGCTAACCCTAATTCTAAAAGTGCTGTGAAACTTTGCACCATCTCGTCTATAATATCTTGGTGAGACATTTTATCTTTCATTTCCATTCTCCCTTGGTTAGGTGGACTCTATTGCCCGATGACCTATTGTATCATACGTGTTCTAATATGTCAACACCCTTAAACACAATAATCATTGATTTATTGAATTATTTGTGCTTATATATAGGAATCAACAGGTTAAGTGATGACTAATTGCCTAATAAATAGGCAGATAGAATTATAATCTTATCAACTTAGTAGGTTTGAAAAACAAAATGCCAAAAGGCCATACAAATAACCCTAATGGAAGACCGAAACAAAAGAAGGCAATGCAGCTAGGTTTACGCTCTGCATTAAATGATAAGTATGGAAAATTCGATAAGGGTATGTATAAGATAGCCGAGGAGTTAGTTGAATTAGCAACTAATAGAGAAAGCTCTTATCAACTAGCAGCAATTAAAGAAATATCAGATAGGCTAGACGGCAAACCCGCTCAGGCCATTATAGGCGATGACAACGAATCCCCAGTATCTATAAAGATAACATGGGAAGAATAACAATCCCATATAAGCCAAGAGAGCAATTCCTCTCATACCACAGTAGATCAGAAAGATGGGCTATTATTGTAGCTCACCGTAGATTTGGTAAAACAGTAGGCTGTATAAACGACCTAATCAAACGGGCGATAACCTGTGAGAAAGAAAACCCCCGCTTTGCATATATAGGCCCAACATACGCACAAGCTAAGGATGTTGCATGGGAATACCTCAAACACTACGCCTCATATATCCCAGATACTAAGATAAACGAATCAGAGCTATATATTAAGTTCAAGCACAACAACGCTAGAATTAGACTGTATGGCTCAGACAACTATGATCGCCTACGTGGTGGCTATCTTGATGGGGTTGTAAGCGATGAGCATGGGGATCAAGACCCTAGAGCATGGACTGAGGTAATCAGGCCCGCATTATCTGACAGGCAGGGATGGGCAACATTTATTGGAACCCCACGTGGTCAAAACCACTTCCAAGAGTTATGGGAAAAAGCCAAGGCTAAGGGCTGGTATAACCTCATTCTAAAGGCTAGTGAAACCGGAATACTACCCGATGAAGAACTGTTAGATGCACGTAATGATATGAGTGCAGAACAATACGCTGCTGAGTATGAATGTTCATTTGCTGGATCACTTGCAGGGGCTTATTACGCTAAGGCAATCACAGACCTAGAGAAAGACGGTAGGACCAAAGGGGATTGGTGGCGGCCTGATTATCCAGTACATACGGCATGGGATGTTGGTAAGACCTCGGCTATATGGTTCTTCCAAGTTGTTGAGGGAAGGGTTCTTATTGTGGATTTCATGGAAGCAGTAGGGCAGACAGCCCCTTGGTATGCTGACAAACTAAAAGCTAAGAAATACTCATATGGCACGCATATCACGCCTAGCGATGCAGATGACGAGAAAGAGCTAGCGGGATATTCATGGGTAGATGGCCTAACGAGAATGGGTCTAACTAACTTCCATGTGCTACCTAAGCAATCTAGTATTGATAACGGAATACAAAAGTTCCTCAACTTGTTGCCAAGATGTTACTTTGACGACAACACAACGAATGGGCTTAAATCTCTCACTAACTACCATACTAAATGGGATGATAAGCGCAAGACATTTAGAGATCACCCAGAGCATGATTGGGCCTCACATGGGGCAGATGCTGCCAGATACTTAGCTATTGGCATAGAAGAGATAACAAAAGAAGAGTTTAAGAGCGAGCCTATAAGTATGGATATAGGTGATGTTAGCTTTATGGGGGTTTGACAAAGTATTAATAAAATGTATAATAATGCCAGATTAGCCATATTTGCCTATTTAGGACGCGGGGCGGTCGCACAATTAAGGGGATTCGTGTGAGCGTATTAGAGCAATGTAAGGAAGTATATAAGAAAGATCAACAAGCTTGGCAGCGTAACTATGACAAGTCTGCTAATGATCTTTTATTCCTATCAGATGACGAATACGCCCAATGGGATCAAAAAGATTATGCGGCACGAGTAAGAACCGGACGACCTGCACTAACAATTGACCAGCTAAATCAATTTGTGCACCAAGTGGCCAATGATATCCGTATGAACACCCCGACAATTAACGTATTACCGAGTGATGTTGAGGCCAGCGAAGAGACGGCAGAGGTTCTTAAGGGGTTAATTAGAGAAATTGAATATCGCTCCCTAGCAGATGATGTATACGACACAGCCTCACTTAGTTCTGTTAAGTGTGCGTTAGGCTTTATCCGTATTGACCATGATTATGATGGTGATGGATTTGAGCAAGTATTAGAGATTAAACGAGTTGTTAACCCATTAAATGTGTGGCTAGACAGCGATTCCATTGAATGTGATGGCCGAGACGCTAAACACTGTACGATTATAGATCATATTACGGTTGAAGAGTTTAAAAAGAGATACCCTGAAAAGACCCCATCTAGCTTTGGTGATGATGATTTTGACGCGTCACAAGCAGATGATGATGATTATGTTTCAATTGCTGAGGTCTTTAAGGTTGAGGAGACTGAAGAGGAAATTACCTCTGAAGATGGTAAGATAACTAGAATTGTTACCCGCCGTAAGGTTAATCGTTATAAGATGAGCGGTGACGATATTCTTGAAGAAACAGAATTTCCATCAAGATACATCCCGATGGTTCCTGTTTATGGTGAAGAGGCTTGGGTTGATGGTAAACGTCAACTATACAGTCTTATTCGCCGCTCTAAACAAGCCCAAAGAATGTTTAACCTATGGAAGTCTCTCGAAACAGAGCTTCTAATGAAAGCACCTAAAGCGCCTATTATGGCTGCTGTTGGTCAAGTTGAAGACTTCCAAGAGGATTGGAAAAACCCAGATAAAGCTGCTGTATTACGCTACCATGCTGTGGATTCAAGTAAGAACCTAATCGGACCCCCACAACGTATTGAACCTCCCCCTATTCCTGTAGGTGTTGTGAATGCAGCTCGTCAAACGGTTGACGATATTAAAGCCACGATGGGCATTTATAATGCTGGTCTAGGCATGCCATCTAACGAGCTTTCAGGCGTTGCTATCCATAAACGACAAGGCGAGAGCGACACAGCAACATATCACTTTGCAGACAATCTAGTTAGATCAATCACACAAGTAGGACGCATTCTTATTGATGCAATCCCTAATGTATATGACACGCCGAGGGTTTTAAGAATTGTAGGTGTTGAAGAAGATGTTAAGCGTGTTGGTGTTAATGGACAGGTAATAGAGGATCAGCCGGAAACAGTTGATTTAACCGCTGGCCGTTATGATGTCCGTGTTACTACTGGAGCCTCATATTCCACACGTAGGCAAGAAGCTGCTGACTTCTTAAGTCAATTAGTAACAACTAACCCTGAGTTTATGAAGATCATGGGTGATAAGCTATTTGAAAACCTAGATGTAACAGGCGCCCCCGCTATGGCGGAACGTATTAAACGCGTTATGGACCCTGCTATTTTACAAGAAGATGATGGTGTTGACCCCGCAGTTATGGCACTGCAGCAACAAATGCAGCAAATGCAGGGTGTTATTGCATCGCAACAAGAACAACTACAAAGCAAGCAAGCTGAATTAAGTATTAAAGCGCAATCAGAGCAAAACGATGCTGCTGAATCTGCTGCTAACGTTCAGGTTGACCGAGAGAAACTACAGCTAGACCGTGATAAGTTTGTAGCTGAAGTGGCTCTCAAAGAAAGAGAATTAGCCCTTGAGGAGCAAAAGTTTGCAATTCAAGTGGCAGAAAAGCAGGTAATACCGCCTGTACAACTCAGAGGGGAATAATATGAATGAAGTCGCAGTAGCCGAAACGGGCATTGAAAGCGCACCAATTGAGACACAAACAGATGCGCCAGCGGAAGTTAGTGTTGAAACTACAGAGCCAAATGTTGAGGCAGGTCAAGTTAATGAACAGCCGAAACAAGAGGATACATTCGTACCTTTCCCTAAGAAGGCACAGAACGCTATTACACGGCGTGATCGCCAGATTGGCAAACAAAGAGCACAGCTCGCGCAACTTCAAGCGGAGCTAGATAGACTGAACACAACTAATAAGCCTAAGAGTAAAGATACCGCACCAAATGAGAATGATTACGATACGTACGGTGATTTTATTCAGGCTAAAACGTTACATGCGGTCAAAGAGGAGATGGCAGCTAACGATAAAGCTCGCCTAGAACAACAGCAGAGCGATGCGCAACTAGCGCAACATACGCAACACAAAACAGAGAGATTACAGGCTATTGGAACAAAAGCGCAGGAACATGCCAAAAATTACCCAGACTTTGCCCAAGTGGTAGACGGTAACGCGGCTTTCCTAGATACATTGGCGCCAGAGATCCAGCAGGCATTTTTAAACCCTCAAATTGATGCGGCTCTTGCTTTTTACAACTTGGCTAAAACTGGTCGATTAGATGACCTTGGTAACATGTCACGTGATGAAGCGTTGATCTACTTATACCAAGCACAAACGATCACAAAGCCGACAACAAAAGCACCTGCACCGCTAAGGAAACCTGCGGCTGGTACAGGTTCGTCAAGTCTTGGTGATTTGGCGAATGATCCAAATGCTATGAGAAAATGGCTACCATAAGAACATAGCTTAAATAAGAGGTACTAAAATGGCTAATGATTTAAATAATGTAAAAGACGTTGGTGGCATTATCGCTAATGCTGCTGCAACAATGCTTGCAGATGAATCACAATTCTGTAAGACAATCCGTAAAGCGGACAAAACTGACTACGATGGTAAAAACGGCTATAAGGCTGGCGACACTATCTATGTTAGTAAGCCTGCTCGCTTTATCCCACAAGAAACCTTTGATGTAACATCTTCAACACAAGATATTACTGAAGAAGATGTAGCGCTTCCATTGGATATTATTTCAACCGTTGGTGTTGAGATTAATTCACTTGAGTTTGCTACGGAAATGGAACTTAAGAGCACAATCGAGCGTGTGATTAAACCTGCCGTTTCTTCAATTGCACAAAATGTTGACCAACGTTTCTTGGAAAAAGCAACGGATGCAACATATAACTCAGTAGGCACGGCTGGAAGCACAACCTTTGCTCCAGATGATATCTTGGCAGCACGCGAGAAAATGAATAAGTTCTTGTGCCCTAAAGATAACAACCGTTACTTCCTGCATGATTCAACCGCTGGCCGCAAGGCTGTTGGTGAGCGTAAAGGTCTATTCCAGTCATCCTCTGAAATTGCTAAGCAGTATAAGATGGGTTACGTTGGTATGGCTGACGGTTTCACTTGGTTGGAAAGCGAACTACTCAACAACCACACGAATGGCAATGATGTAACAGGCGTAGCGGTTAATGATGCTTCTGCTGCTACTGGCGCTACGACGCTTGCTGTTGATGGTCTTACGACCACCACAGGTACAGTTAAGAAGGGCCAAGTGTTTACAATTGCTGGTGTGTATGCGGTTCATCCTATTACTAAGGAAACCTATACATTCTTGCAACAGTTCACAGTTACCGCTGATGCTACGGCAAACGGTTCTGGTGAAGCCACGCTGTCTATTAGTCCAGCTATCTACAGCTCTGCTAGCACTTCGTTGCAAAACGTATCAGCTCTTCCTGCTAATGATGCTGCATTGGTCTTTGTTGGAGCCGCTTCTACGGCTTACACGCAAAACCTTGCATATCATAAAGAAGCTTTCCGTGGTGTGTCTGTTCCTCTCATTATGCCTAAGCGGGCTGAAATGGCTGAACAACGTACGGTTGATGGTATTACGGTTGCGGTTATCCGTGACTTTGATGTACTTGAACGCCGCATGGTAACCCGTCTTGATTTCCTCGGTGGTATCACCGCGGATCGTCCTGAATGGTCTTGCCGTATAACGTCTTAATGTAGTTGGGGGGAGCAATCCCCCCTTCTCTTACTGGAGGAATTAATATGAGTACAGGAATTATTGCAGGTAATGCATTCTCTATTCAGATTGTGACAGCTACGGTTGATCTCGGATCAGTTGCAGCTAACACAACAGAGGAAGAAACAGCAACGGTAACAGGTGTTCGAACAGGTGATTTTGTGTCAGTGTCTAAGAGTGATTTAGATGCTGGTATTATGTTGGGAACATGTCGCGTTACTGCTGCTGACACAGTAGCAATTCAGGTTGTTAACTCAACAGCGAGTGCAGTTGATGCCGCTAGTGAAACGATGACCTTTATGGTTATTCGTCCGGAAGCTGGTGACCGTACGGCGGTGGCCCCATGAGGATTTTCACAAAAGATGGTAGTGTGAAAAAAGTAGATGACAATCACCCGCAAATCGTCGATCTAGTCGAAATGGGCTGGGTTGAAGAAGGCGGAAAACAACAACTTGTTAAGGAGGCAGAGGCTTTAGGGCTTACTGTTCACCACAGATCAGGTGTCGAAAAGATCAAGAAGATGATCGAAGAGGCAAAAGATGGCGACAGCACTTAATTATATTACTACTGCTATGAAAAAGGCAGGTATTCTAAGTGACGTTGAAACGCCTACGGCTAGTCAGGCAAGTGATGCATTGGAAACGATGAATGACTTGCTTGACAGTTGGAGTAATGAGGGGCTTTTAACATCTGCTAGAACCTTAGAAGAGTTTACTTTTTCTGGTGGCGTAGCGAATTACACAATGGGCGCTGGCGGTGATTTTGACACCTCGAAGCCTGTTCAGTTAGTTTCTATCTACACACGTAGGGGAACAACAGACTACGCAATTAGAGAGTTATCAGATGATCGTTATGCTGATATTATCTCGAAAGACACATTAGGCATTCCTGATTACGTTAACTTCACAAACGCATTCCCATTATCTCTACTAAAGTTTTATCCAGTTCCTAGTAATAGTGACCCAGTATTTATCCTAAGCGATAAAGAGATAGGAAACTATTCCCTTTCAGATACTATAAGTCTGCCATTAGGCTGGGCAAGAGCAATTAAATACAATCTAGCTATAGAGCTAGCCACAGAATACGGTGTAAGTGCACCACAAGAAACTGTAGCTACGGCTAATGATGCACTAATAAAGATAAAGCTTGCCATTGCTAAGAATAGGCAAATTGATGCAACACCGCAAAGTGTTGGCAATGATAATATTTTCACAGGGTGGAATGATTGAGAATCGGCTTAGTCGGGCCTTCTTATGAACAGCGTTCGCTTCCATTTGATGCCCAAAGAACTATAAACTTTTTCCCCATCATTGATGAAAAGGGGCGTGATCCGTCTGCGTTATATAGTACGGCAGGATTAGAGCTGTTTGCAACCGCAGGTGCTGGTCCTGTACGTGGTGGCTTTAAAAGCGGCAACGGTAGGGTTTTCTTTGTTTCTGGCACTAATTTATATGAAGTTGATAGTGCTGGCTCAGTGACTGGCCGAGGGTCCTTATTAGGTAGTTCTGGTGCTGTTACTATGGCAGAGGGAACTACTCAACTAGCTATTTGTGATGGAGACAAACTTTATAGCTTTACTTATTCCACAGATACGTTTGCAATAGTCTCTGATCCTGATTTACCTTCAAGCGTTGGTTATGTAACTAATATTGATGGGTATTTCATTGTTAATGAGAATAATACAGGCAGATTTTATATATCTACAATTAACGATGTGACAGCATGGGACGCATTAGATTTTGCTACTGCTGAGAGTTCACCTGACACGCTTATTGCTCCAGTTAACGGAATTGGGCAGTTATGGTTATTTGGTGAGGTGACTACAGAGATTTGGACAAATACTGGTGCGAGTGTATTCCCATTCACTAGGATTTCTGGTGCTGTTATGCAGGCAGGTATTCTGGCTAAGAACTCAGCATTAGAGCTTGACAATACTGTTTTCTGGTTAGGCCAAGATAGGTTTGGGGATGGTATTGTATATAGAGCGAGTGGGTTCTCTCCTCGTAGAATATCAACTGATCCTATTGAAAAGAGAATACGTGAAGCTACGGACGCAGAAAATATACGTGGTTGGTCGTATCAAGAAGAAGGACATGTGTTCTTTGTCCTAACAGGTGGAGGATTAGAAACCTCACTTGTATATGATCTATCAACACAACAATGGCATGAAAGAGCTTATTTGAATGATGATGGTATGTTTGAGCAACACCTAGGCGCCTGTCATGTATTTGCGTTTGGCAAACATTTAGTAGGATCTAGGATTGATGGTAAAATATACGATATGAGCCTGAATTATAATGATGATGACGGTGAAGAAATAGCAAGGGAACGGGTTTACACTCATATATTTGACGAGAGCAGACGAATACGTTATAATATGCTTGAAGTCGGGATAGAAACTGGTGTTGGAACAGTTGCCGGAGATAATCCTAAGATTTCCTTGCAGCTTTCTAGAGATGGCGCCCGTACATGGTCTGACTGGATAACAGCCAACATAGGCAAAATCGGTGAGTATCAAACAAAGGTGAGATTCCGGCGTTTGGGGGTTGCCGAGCAAATGACATTTAAAGTTAGATGCACAGATAAAGTTAAAACTGTTATAACGGGGTCATATTTGAAATGACCACGCAACAACCCCCACCCATATACCAACAAATAGTACAAGAGGATGCTAAAGTGTCCTTGCCTTGGGTATTGTTCTTTCAACAAACATACGATGGTGATGCAGGAACAGTGTGGGAGCCTAACTTTGTTAATTTAAGTGAGGTTGGATCACCAACGATTACAGGTCGGTATTATCGGTTAACAAAGTATCTTACATTCTTTCATGTTAATATCACACCTGCAACTAGCACCTCTTCTACTGCTGGCACGACTTACATAGATAATTACCCTGTTAACTTTACTAATGACGGGTTTTGTATAGCTGTATCTGGTGGTGCAGGGTCTTCTGGTGGTCATATTACATCAAGTAACAATCGTATATTCACCCCTGAATGGGTAACCGTAACCATACCTCTTACAATTATAGGTATAGGGGAGGCCCAATAATGCATTGTGAAATACATAAGGCTAAAAAAATAGTACATAAGATCATGAAGGAAATACCTCAGCATTTTAAAGATGCATGTGAGACAGAGGAATATGATCCAGTTGATATTGATATGGAATATTACATGAATGTTAGCGATATGGATAAATGTTTTATCGTAACATTAAACAGTGGGACGGAGATGGTTGGTTACTCTATTTTTACAATAGCTACCGATCCAATTAGAAGAAAAGTAAAAGAGGCTTTAAACACCTGCGTATATGTCAAAAAAGGCTTTCGAGGCTTTGGAACACGTAGGATGTTAAATGATAGTCTTAATTTAATGAAGTCGCTAGGTGCTGATAAAGTTACCTACATGATCAAAAACAAAGCCCTAGCTAGAATGCTGCAAAATGACGGATTCAGTTCAGGGGAAGTAACATGGAGTAAAGCATTATGAGTAGAGTTGTAAAAGACCTATTAAACGATCCAGTAAACCAGTTTAAGGCTCTTACATCTGGTGATTTAACACAAACAGGTAAAGCGATGTTCGCGCCTAGTTTGATCACACAGCAAACCCCCGGACTAGTTGCAGATGCTACCAAGATTGCGGATAAGGTTGTTGCTGGTTACTTTGGTGGCCCACTTGGCGTAGCAGGGGCTGAAGGGCTTCATGCATGGAATGAGGGTGAAGACATTGGAGGTATAGCAAGACGTGCAGGCACAGCAGGTGCTCTTTCTTATGCTGGTGGGGCATTATCGGATGCTGCTGGTGGGGCATTATCGGATGCTGCTGGTGGGGCTACTGGAGCTGTTGGTGATGCCCCTATGACGGTGGTTAGTGATTCTGGCGCACCAATGAGTACAACAGCAGGATTACAAGGTTTAACTTCAGGCACAGGTATGGCCGCTGGTGGCGGAACGAGTGCTTTGAGCAATATAGGAGGAAGTGGAATGAACTTATCAGACGCATTAAAAATGGGGGGTTCATTATACAGCGGTCTTTCTGCTATGAACAACCAAGACGAGATGATGGACGCGCTTAAATCCTCACAAACCCAACAACAACAAGCATTGTCTCCATATATTGGACTAGGCCAACAAGCCGCAGGTCAATTGGAAGAATCTCTAAGACAGGGATTTGATTATGATGCATATAAGGATTCTCCAGCTTATGAGTTTCAAAAACAAGAAGGCCAACAAGCTCTTGATCGCTCATTGGGTGCCGCAGGCATGGGGCAATCTGGTGCTGCTATTAAAGCAGGTCAAGAATATGCACAAGGCCTTGCTTCACAAGATTACCAACAAGCCTACAACAGATATCTAGCTGATCAACAACAGTTGCGTAATGCTGCTGGATTAGGTCAAGGCTCTGCTGGAAATCTAGCTGATATCTATGGATATGGCGGTGAAACAAAAGCTAACTATCTTGGTGCACAGCAAGAAAACCAAAATAAACTTGTTAATGCCTTACTTTCAGGGGCAGGGAAGTATTTCTCATGAACCGATATGGCGGATATAACAGGTTTAATAGCTTTAAGGACCTAGAGCAGCTTCAGCGTGAAGAGGAAGCCTTTCAGCAACGCAAACAACAAATAGCTCTCAAACAGCAATTAGGTCAGCAGAAGCTAAGAATGGCACCTTTAGAGTCACGAAGAGCACAGCTTGAAAACCAGAAGCTTCAGAAAGAATTGGAGCTTGGTGTTGCGGGCAATGATCCTGCGGCTATTCGTGAATGGAATATTTATAGCCAGCTTCCTGATGATCAAAAACAACAATACCTTAAAATGAAACGGTCTGATAAAGTTCTTAACCTTGGTGGTACGCAGGCCGTACTATCCCCAACTGGGGGAATTGCTGAACAGTTTCCAGTGACACCTAAACCAGAGCAAATGCCAGCGTTTAAAGCTGAGCAGGCTCGGGTAGTAGGACAGGCAAAAGTAGAGCAGGAACGCACCTCAGAGCTTGAAGAGCGTGTTTCACAAATGCCAGAGTTAGAACGTGTTGTAAGTAAGTTAAGAGACCTTAGCGGTGAGGCCACTTACTCACTACCTAAACAAGCTATAGATTGGACTGCTGCTCAATCAGGATACGGAGCCACAGAAGGCGCTATTGCTAGGAGTAAATATCAAGCGATTATTGATAATGAGATTTTACCGTTGTTAAGACAGACGTTTGGCGCTCAGTTTACGCAACAAGAAGGGGAATCCCTCAAAAAAACGCTTGGTGATGTAGATAAGACACCAGAGGAAAAGCAAGCCGTGCTTGATACGTTTATGGAGACTAAAAGGGGTCAAATCGAGGCCTTAAAACGCCAACAAGGCCAGCAAGCTGAAGCTGTTGTTTCCCGTAAAGATTCATATCAGCAAGGCGAGGCAGCCTTTAAGCTTCGTAAAGCTGGATATACAGACGACCAAATTAAAGAATATTTACAAGCGAGAGGACAGTAATGTTAACTCCTGAACAAATCGCTGAAATGGATCAGATAACTGGTGGGGCCATGTTTTCAGAAATGGATAAGGTTCTAGCACCAGAACAAGGTTTTCTAGGTAAAACTGGAGAAGACTTAACCGAAAGAGCTGCTTTTTTAGATCAAATTAGAGAAGAGGCTGCCAGAGGTGATATTGGCAAGGCAGAGACTCTTTTAAACTTAGCTGGTGGGCTGGCTGGCGCTGTTGGTGATGTTGGTGGGAATATTATATCATCTGGCGCACAAACCGTTGATGAACTAACTGGAGGGTATTTAGGTGATAAACTTTCTTCTATTGTACGTGGTGTTTCTGATTTGCCTGTTACCCCTTCGGGAACAACAGTTGGAGAAGCCGCGACAGGATTGGCTGGAGAAGCTGCTGAGATAGCTGAGGAGTATCCGAGAACAGCAAGGGCATTAGGCTCCGCTGCTAATGTAGCCCTTGTTGGTATCCCTGCTGCTAAGGGAGCTAAGAGCGTCCTTAGAAACGCTAAGAATGTCCGAAAAGCCCTCCGTAAAGGTAAGATTGTATCCGCTGAAGAGTTGAGAGAAAAGGGAAGTAAACTATATAAACTTGCAGATGAGCAGGGTGGTAGTTTAAAGCCGGAGTTCTTTGATGATTACATTAATAAATTAGGACAAAAAGAAGTAAAAGACCCATTTGTTAAGAGAGTTGTTGAGACTGGTGGTGGGAAGGATGTTTATGCGGATATAGGTAATATAGCAAAAGACTTTAGGGGCCAACCACTAACTTTTGATAGAGCTAAAGCGTTAGATGAGAAGCTTGGATCATTAGCATACGACAACACAGACAATTTAGGAAAATTAAATGATGTAGGCAATCAATATCAAGACGTTCAGATGATGTTACGAAAAGATATAGAAGATGCATCTGCTGGCGCTTTTATTGGAGGAAAAGAGGTTTTTGAAACAGCCAAAGAAGCACGTAAATACTGGTCTGCACAAGCAAGAATGAGGGATGTGGAACGTATTCTAGAGAACGCATCACGTTATGATAATCCTGAAACTGTTATTAAAACTGGTTTCCGTGGTCTATTAAAGGACGGTAAACGGACTAAATCTTATTCTCCACGTGAAGTTAGGGCCATGGAGAAGGCTGCTAGATCTGGCGATCTAGGTGATGTGTTCCACCTTATGGGTAGTGGATTAGGCCCAATTGCTGCTGGTAGTGCTGGTATGTATGCAGGTGGCCCTATTGGGGCTATAGGTGCTGCTGTTCCTGCTTATGCTTTACGTAAGGGCGCTAAAAGTGTTGCCGAGGGAATACAGAAGAAAAAAGCTAAAGATGTTCTTAGGGCAGTCACGCAGCGAGTAACTGAAGAGCCTAATATACCTCTCGCACCTGCGGTAGGAGGCTTGACAGGAAAAGTTGCTAAAACAGCGGCTCCTATATCAGCAGTTGGCGCTATAGAGAACATGACAATGGAAGATATTTATAAACTCCCACCTGCGCAAGCAATGGAAATACTTAGGAGAATGAAATAATGGCTGTAATTTATACCCCACACTTTATGCAGTTTCTAGATGATAATGGATCACCATTATCAGGAGGTAAACTATACACGTATGCTGCTGGGACAACTACGCTTAAAGCAACATATACCACAGAGGACGCATCCATAGAGAATACTAATCCGATTGTGTTAGATAGCTCTGGGAGAACTGTTCTGTTTATCTCTGGTTCATATAAGTTTGCTCTTTATGGCTCCGATGATGTTCTTATCCGCACTACGGATAATATCACCTCATTTACTTCAACTGGTGATGCAGCGGACAGCTTCTTTGAATCATTTTCTGGAACAGGAGCACAGACCGTATTCACAGTTTCTGAAGATTTAGGAACAGATGAAAAACTCCTTATGGTCTTTGTAGACGCGGGAGGTGGCGAAGGATTTAACATTCAACCGCCATCAGCTTATACGATTGATGGAACGAGTTTAACATTTGGTGCTGCTCCTGCCTCTGGTACAAACAACATTCAGGTATGGGCACCATCTAAGCTTGCTGCTGCGGCCTCTGCTAGTGCTGCAGCTGCTGCCGCTAGTGAAAGCGCTGCTGCTGTTAGTGCTGCTGCTGCGGCTGCTGATGCTGTCTTAACGGCCGCGGATGTTATCTCTACTAACGCTGATGTATTACTAACGAATGCAGATGTTGTCTCTACGAACGCAGATGTAGTTTCTACGAATGCGGATGTTGTAACGACTGCCGCTAGTGCTGCTGAGGCTGAGAGTGCGGTAGCTGCTGCTGCTATTCCTTGGGAGTTTGATGCTTCAACAACCATGGGTGACCCAACAAGTGGTAAGATTCGTTTAAATAATGCAATACCTGCGAGTGTTACTCAAATTGCAGTTTCAGCAAATAGCGACGCGACAGGGAACCCCGATGTTTCTGATTTCGTAGCAACGTGGGACGATAGTACAAATACGAATAAAGGCACTGTAAATATTGTAAATGGTGATGGCCCAGATAAGTTTGCTACATACACTGTCACTGGCGTAACAGACAATACTACATGGCTACAGATTGCCGTTACTTATGTTGACGGTGCTAGTACATTTAGCGCCTCTGACAAGCTTTATAATGCCTTCTCACGTTCTGGTAATAAGGGTGCAGATGGAGCTGGTATTGTTGATTCAGTTGTGTCTGGTGATGCTATAACAGTAGATACAACTGATGCATCTAACCCAATTACCAACCTAGACATTAATAAAGAGGCCGATACAGTTATTACGGCTTCTGATGAAATTGTCTTTGCTGATATTACAGACTCAAATGCTATTAAAAAAGACACGGTACAGGGGATAATTGATTTGGTAGAGGGTGGTGATGTTGTAGGTCCAGCCAGTGCAACAGATAGCGCGGTAGCCCAATACAATGGAACCACGGGTAAACTTCTTAAAGATGGACCTGAAATTGGGACGTCTGCTAATAATTTAGTGCAGCTGAATGGTAGCGCAGAGTTACCAGCGGTTGATGGATCTAATCTTACGAATATTTCTGTTGATGCACTTTCTACTGCAAGCGGTTCCGCACCGTCTTATTCACTAAGAGCGTGGGGTAGATTCAACGGGACGGGAACACCTTCTTTTACTGGTGATGGAAACTTTGGTTCTATTACAGATAATGGAACGGGTGATTATACATTGAACTTTACAACATCAATGCCTTCGTCTGTTTACGCTACATTAAATGGCGGTGGTACGGCAGCATCTTCATTGATGGCGTTAAACGCGGTCCCATCAACTTCTGCAGTAAGGATTGCACATAAAACACCAAGTAGTTTCGCAGATGGTGATTATTTAAGTGTAGGTGTGGTGGTTTAAGAAAGGAATAGATATGTCAGAAAAAGTAGTGGTTTTTCAGAACGAAGCGGGGGGAATATCTGTTGTTTTTCCTGTTGAAAACAGTGTGTTAGCAATTGAGCAAATAGCCTTAAAGGATGTTCCTTATAATATACCTTATAAGATAATAAACGCCACGGATATTCCAACGGATAGAACATACAGAGACGCATGGGAAATGGATTTTACGGAACATGATGGCGTTGGCGCAGATTATGGAGCTGGTTCTCATAAAGCATTTGTTGGACTGAATGAAAAAGGTCTACCTGTTACCTGTTCTATAATAGAAAAAAATGGTGAAGAGTTTGTGGACTATTCAGCAATGGAGGTTGAGCAATGACAATAACTTTAAACCAAGAAATAAAGAATACAATAGATATAAACCGTAAGATTGCTGAGCTAGAATCCCCTGTTTCAGAACGTAGAAAGCGTGAGGCTGAATTAACAGAGGACGGAAAGACGTGGCTTACAGATCATCTAACAGATGTGGAAAATCAAATCGTAGAGTTAAGAAAACAACTATAGGAGAATAAAATGACAAGTGAATCTTTAATAAGCGTAGAAAACGTAACAATTGCAGCAAGCGGAAGCCTTTCCGGTGGTGCTAATCTTAATGGCCGTGATAACGCCCCAGCAGGACTTCGAGTATGCGGTATTGTTATGCCAGCAGCGTGGACGGCTGCTTCTATGACGTTTGAAGTAAGTATGGATGGGGTAACATATCAAGACTTGTATGACGCAGATGGTAATGAAATGACTTTCACAGTAGCTGCTGCAACAACATTAACGCTTGACCCTGCTATCTTTGCAGCTATGCCATATGTTAAGGTTCGTTCAGGCGTAAGCGCAACACCAGTAAATCAAGCCGCTGAACGCACTGTTGGCCTTGTGCTACGGAGGGTGTAATGGGATATGGTGGAAGCTCTTATAGTCCTAATAGGGCGTTAGACGTAAACGTACAAGATCAAACAACAGAGGTTATTGATCTTTATATGTGCAAGGAATTAGCAACAACCACGACTGACGATGCTGTTTCAGTAGGTGATAATGTTATCCCTGTGACTAGCACAGTCGGAGCGGTGGCTGGTGATTGTATTAATATCAGTTATTCAGGACGAACATATCAGGCTGTTATCCTTTCTGTATCTGCTGGGGTAAGCGTAA